AGCAGCTGATACATACACATATTTTCAAGTTGCTAGAAATGCAACCGCAGGTGGCGATGGGTTCACCGGTGATGTAAGATTATTAGGAATTAAATTATTTTATACAACAGACGCTGCTAACGACGCATAAATTTAATAGGAGGAAAGAAATATGTCTTTTGGGTATCAAGTTTTAGGATTTGGATCAGGTGGCGCACCTTCGTTTATCGTCGCAACTGGTGGAACTCCTTCTGCAGGAACAATATCTGGTGATTATAAAATTCATACATTTCTAGGAGATGGTACGTTTTGTGTTTCAGGCGTTTCAGGCTGTGCAACAAATAATATAGTTTCATATATGGTTGTCGCTGGAGGAGGATCAGGTGGAGCTGATGATAGTGCTGGTGGAGGAGCAGGTGGATTTAGAGAAGTTAAAAGTCCAGTTGATTCTTATAGTGCGTCGCCTTTAGATGGTTCTGGAACTCCCGCGAATGTTATTACAGTTAGTGCTAGTCCATATACAATAACCGTTGGTGGCGGTGGAGCTGGAGCACCCTCTCCTACACCTTCAACAGGAACAAAAACTAATGGTGATGATTCAATTTTTTCAACTATAACTTCTGCTGGTGGTGGTTATGGAGCTGGTGGTCAAGCTACTATTGGAGCTAATCCTGGAGGATCAGGAGGAGGCGGTAATAATATAGGCGTGGGAACAGGAAATCACCCTCCAACAACCCCGCCTCAAGGTAATACTGGAGGTACTGGAGGTGGCACTAATCCATTCTATTTAGGCGGTGGTGGCGGTGCTTTACAAGTTGGTAATAATGCTTCAGCTCCCAAATACTCAGGTGCTGGAGGATCTGGTGTAACAACTTCAATAACAGCATCACCCGTAGCTAGAGGAGGAGGTGGTGGAGGAGGTCAAGGATATCCCGCTGGAACCTCAGGAACAGGTGGAGCAGGTGGTGGCGGTCCAGGTGCTAACCAATACTCACCCCCAGGAACGCCAGGAACAGTCAACACAGGTGGTGGTGGAGGCGGTGGAGGAGATGATACTGGTGGTGGTAATGGTGGCTCAGGAATAGTAGTAATAAGATACAAATTTCAATAAAATTATGGCACATTTTGCAAAAATAGGCATCAACGGAAAAGTGATTGGAGTTCATTCAGTCAATAACAAGGATATATTGAATGCTGACGGTGTTGAAGAGGAAGCAGTAGGACAACAGTATTTAGAAAAACATAGTAATTGGCCTGCCGAAAAATGGATTCAAACTTCATACAATACATCTGGTGGAAAACATAAATCAGGAGATGATTCTAAAGCTTTAAGAGGAACCTACGCAGGTATAGGTTTTACTTGGGATGAGGATAATAATATCTTCTCCCCTCAAAAACCTTATGCAAGTTGGGTTTTAAACACTACAACAGCTAGTTGGCACTCTCCAATAGGAGATGAGCCGGCTTTAACAGCTGAACAACAAGCTCAAAATGAGGTTGAGTCTCATGGATGGGGTTACGCTTGGAATGAAGCTAATCAATCTTGGGACTTGAGCGATAGCAAAGTATAATTATAGACAATTTTAGAAAAATAAGATAATTGTATTCGAAAGATATGGAGAAGAAAGTACTAGCCGAAATAGCTTTATACTATGGCGATGTTGCAATGCCAAAAGATTGGCAAATAGATCCTATTGAATTAGCCCATCAGATTCTACAATATCAAATCCATAACCAAGGATTTCCACCCTCAAAAACTTGGGACAAGTTGAATACCTATATCAGGGAGCACATTAGACTCGAATATAATCTTCAATTAGTAAATAAAAAAACGTGGGGTAATATTTATTCGCCCCATGAAACTACCATTCCTTTACTTAATGTAGATCCAGTAGATTTAAGAAACTCTCCTGATTACACCTTGTTATACGGGGTAAAGGTTAAAGACTGTAATGTTAGAATACACTATGACGCTAATAGAAGAAAAGGTCGTTCTTGGGATATGCCCTTAACGAATAATCAATTTATCATGTTCCCCTCTACACAAATGTATTATATTACCAATCATCAAAAGGACTCACTTAATTTTATACAAACGATTACTTATGAATTTATCTAATTACTTTTGGTATTTTTAAAGAACAAAATGAAAAAATATAAAATAATAAAGAACTTCCTAACAGAATCTAATTTTCAAAACCTTAAAGAAACACTTACCAATGGTATGTTTCCTTGGTATCGTCAAAAAGGAATAGCAACAGTAGATTTAAGTGATGCTGCTGACTGTATGTTTACTCATCTGTTTTATGAGAATAATCAAGTCAATTCTCCTCAATATAAAGACTTAGATATTTTAGTAAAAAAACTAATGGATGGAGTAGAGGGTAGAGCATTGATAAGAATTAAAGCTAATTTTTATCCAAGAACATCAAAAATAATTGAACACGATTATCATGTAGATTATGATTTTAAACATAAAACATTAATCTTATCTATTAATACCAATAATGGTTACACTAAATTTCAAGATGGCACCAAAGTAAAGAGTATTGAAAATCAAGTTGTAAAATTTGATAGTCCTCTTAGACACAAAAGTACATCTTGTTCTGATATATTTGGAAGAATTAATATAGGAGTTAATTATATATAAACCTTAACTATGAATAAATGAAATGAATTTATCTAATTACTTTTGGTGTTTTAAATCTGCACTAACGCCTAGATTTTGTGATGAAGTTGTTAAATATGCTTTAGGGAAAAAAGAAATAATGGGGGTTACAAGAGGTTCTAGCAACGATAGAAATTTAGCTAAAAAACCTTTAACCAAAGAAGAAGTTAGAAATTTAAAGTATAAACGAGATTCGGATCTCGTCTGGTTGGGCGATACTTGGATTTATAAAGAAATACACCCCTTTGTTCATCAAGCTAATAAAAATGCAGGCTGGAATTTTCAATGGGATCATTCTGACTTGTGTCAATTTACAAAATATAAATTGAATCAATACTACGATTGGCACAATGATAGTGGGGAGAAAATTCCTCCACATGGAAAAATTAGAAAACTATCCATGACTTGTCAATTAACCGATGGTTCGGAATATTCTGGCGGAGAATTAGAGTTTGATTTTAGACAATACGATCCACCTCAAAGAGATGAATCTAAACATTTAATAAAAACAACTGCACTATTACCTAAAGGTTCTATTATTGTTTTTCCTAGCTTTGTTTGGCATCGGGTTAAACCAGTCACCAAAGGAGTAAGATATTCACTTGTCGTATGGCATTTGGGATATCCATTTAAGTAATGGATAAAAATGAATATTTTAAAACCCCTATATGGGCAGAAGATAAACCAGAGTTTGTAAAATCATTAAATAAGGCTAGCGATAAGTATATTAAAGAAGCTAGAAAAACTCAAAAAAAATATATTAAACAATATGGTGATTTTGGAACAAGTTATCATTCAACCCCATTAACACGAGATAATGATTTCATAGATTTAAGAAACTATGTTGGTCAAAAGTCTTGGGAGTTTTTAGACCAGCATGGTTATGATATGAAATTATATCAAACTATGTTTTCTGAAATGTGGGTACAGGAATTTTCTAAAAAAGGTGGGGGTGGTCATGCAGCTCATATTCATACGAATCAGCATGTATCAGGATTTTATTTCTTAAAATGTTCTGACAAAACTTCTCATCCTATTTTTCATGACCCAAGAACAGGTGCAAGGTGTACTAAATTAATGATGAAACCAGAATTAATAATGAAACCAGAATTGAAAGGTCTCTTTCATGGTATAGAACAAGTTCGTTTTAAACCTAAACCTGGTACCTTAATTATCTTTCCAGGATATTTAGAACATGAATACACAGTCGATCATGGTATAGAACCTTTTAGATTTATTCATTGGAACATAATAGCTATACCTAAAGAGGCGGCAAAAGATGGAATATAAATATTATTGCTTTGGGCCTTATCTGGCACAAATGCCAGTTGATCCAAGTTACTGTGATAGATTATTAAAGGTAGGAAAAAAATTAAAAACATCTCATCAGAAAAGTTTAGTAGGACAAATTGAACATGAGTATCTCTATGACTTACAGAAAGATCCATGGATTTTTGATGAGTTTAAAATTTATATTAATACCTGGATAGAGGGATATAAAAAATTTAGTAATAAAGCTAATTTTAATCCCAAGTATCAATTAATTCAAATGTGGATTAATCGAATGAGAGCAAAAGAATACAATCCTGTTCATTTTCATACTATGTGTGATTTATCTTTTGTTTTATTTTTAGAAGTACCTCAAAAAATGCTTGATGAAGCGAAAACAAAAATAACTACTGCTCCTAATCCTGGTCAAATAACTTTTTTATATGGGGAAGAAAAATGGAGTGTATTGTCAGAACAAAATTTTACTCCTATAAAAAATAACTTACTAATCTTTCCAGCTGATCTAAGACATTCGGTCATACATTTTAATTCAAAGGTTACTAGAACTTCGGTCGCAGGTAATATTAGGTTTGTATGAGGTTTAAAAAAAATAAATATATAGTTATTAAAGAAGCCATACCCAAAGACATGGCTATTTTTATATACAATTATTTTTTAATGAAAAGACAGGTTTACGATACTTGTATGGAACAAAGATACATTTCTCCTTATGAAGTTTTATTAGGATTTTATGAACCAGCAGACGGTCAAATCCCACATACCTATTCTAGTTATGGAGATATAGTTATGGAAACTTTAATGTTGAAATGTCAACCGATTATGGAAAAGATTACAGGATTAAAACTACAACCAGCTTATACTTATGCAAGAATTTATAAAAAAGGGGATGTTTTAAAAAGACACAAAGATCGGTTTAGTTGTGAAATCTCTACGACGATGCACCTAGGTGGAGATAAATGGGATTTATACCTTGAGCCGTCAGGACAAAAAGGAAAGAAAGGTATTAAAGTAAATTTAAAACCAGGCGATATGTTGGTTTATAGTGGATGTGAACTAGAGCATTGGAGAGAAAAGTTTAAAGGTGAATCTTGTGGTCAAGTATTTTTACATTATAACAATGAGAAAACTCCGGGTTCGTCACAAAACCTTTTTGATAAACGACCCCATTTGGGACTTCCATCTTGTTTCTGTAATTGTTGAAACGTTGTTTAAAAAGTGATATATAGAAGTCTGGCATGGGGGATTTTTCCACCACAAAGGTCTTCTATGCCTACTTATAATCATATTGATCTCCCCATTAATGTAGTATATTTGTATTATTAAAGACCCCAAATTTTTTTGGACTCATTTTTATTATGGTCCCATAATTTATGGGATAAACGGAATTTTTTATGCTACAAAAAGTAAACTTTTTACCAGGATTCAATAAACAAGTGACCGCTACCGGGGCTGAGGCTCAATGGACAGGAGGAGACTATGTCCGTTTTAGATACGGTACACCTGAAAAATTAGGTGGCTGGGATCAATTAGGCGGGGATAATTTAACTGGAGCGGGAAGAGCCCTTCACCATTTTGATGATAACGCAGGTGTTAAATATGCTGCGATTGGTACCAACAGAATTTTATACGTCTATTCAGGCGGACAATACTACGATATTCATCCTATCAACAATACGATTACGGGATGTGATTTTTCTACAGATGCGACAACAACAGTTACGATAACTTTTCCTACTCCGCACGGTATGTCGGAAGATGATATTGTTTATTTAGATACGGTTACCGCGCCTCCGGGCTCAGGCTACACCGATGCTGATTTTGAAGGTAAAAAATTTATGGCTACGTCTATTCCAAGTGCAACCACGATTACGGTAACAATGGACGATGCTGCATCAGGAACCACGACTAATGTAGGAAGTGCACGAGCTCAAACTTATTATACAGTGGGACCCGAACAAGAAATAGGAGGATTTGGTTTTGGTACAGGTCAGTGGTCAGGAACAGCTTCCGGTCCAGCAACGACAACTTTGGTAACAACAATTGCAGCTGATGCTGCAGTCACCACTGTAGTCTTAACGAGTTCAGCAGCCTTTCCATCTTCAGGCACAATTAAAATAGGCACAGAAGAAATTACTTTTACAGCTAACGATACCGGCACAGGAACTTTAAGTGGCGGAGCTCGTCAGGCTAATGGAACAACTTTAGCCCTACATACGGCGGGAGCAACCATTACTAATATCACAGACTATGTTGGTTGGGGCCAATCTTCTACAGAAGAAGTAACCTTGGAACCAGGAATGTGGGTTCTAGATAATTATGGAACCACACTCATTGCTCTTATTTATAATAGTAAATGTTTCTCATGGGATTCAACAATTTCTAATGCAACTGCGGTACGAGCCACAGTTATTGCAGGA